TTACTGTTAGTACATTCCCGCTATATTGTACATAGTCAAATGTATCGAGCCCATTTTTACGAAAAAGGTCCAATAAAAATTCCAAATTAATACGTTTCGTAGTGGTTGTCTGTAAATTGAAAATCCATGTCTTGATATATCCTCTCAAAATATTAAAGAGAACTCCTATTTCATTCGGATAATTGATAATCGGTGTTCCAGATACCAATACAACACGCACATCTGTTGCATCCATTAAATAATCGTATAATTGATACGAAATAGAAGTCGGATCTTTGAGTTTATTACATATACGACTCACGAAATTGTGCGCCTCGTCAATCACTACTACAGAATGATCAAACGGATTGATGGTGCCTTCTCTCGTCATTTCGCGCAATTTGCGCCGCGTCATACCATTATAATTTATATCGTAATATTTTGCACGAATCATTGTATCAATTTGTTCGTTGAGCGAATCCTGGTCTCCACTAGCAAGTTGCGCGGTATTCGACGGTTTCGAAATATCCGTCATCCATGCCCCGCGATGGTCTTTGATATATTTAGGGGTTAATCCCAGAGTTTGTGCCAAAACATTGACCAAGTCTGGTCTGCCGTCAATAGAAATGAATTCCCAGAATTGGTTTTTGCGATAAAGTGGGTCGCCGCATTTTTTGAGTTCATTGAAAAAATTCATCTTGAGAGATGCAGGAGTCATTAGCACAATTTTTTTCTGCGATTTCATGCCTTCTGCAATGGCAATACTGCTACATGATTTGCCGGACCCGAGGGAGTGATACAAGAGGAGACCGCGATAAGGCGTGAACAAATTGAGATAATCGCGGACCACTTTTTGGTGAGTTAGCAAATCGAAATCGACTTTGACTTCGCGCAAAGAATCGCATGTAATATTGTCGGTTTTTCGCAAAATCTCGTCGCGATAAGGTTTGAACATTTGTGCCAGATTTTGGATATAGAGTTTGCGATTGTTCATGTAATAATTGGATACGCGGACAACGTAACTTTTTTTCGCAGGTAACATGGATGCCACGATTTTTTCGCCGATTTTTACGGATTTCAGGTTTATAGTACCAACAGTATCTGTTTGTTGTTGTTGTTGTTGTATGTCTGCTTTTTTGATTTTGATGCGGACTTTTGTCGGTTTTATAGATGATGGTATATTGTCAGAATCTTCAATGAGTTTGGATATATTTTCTTGCGCGGTTTCTTGGGCTTTCTCGACTTCTTCTGCTGCTTCTGCGACTTCTGCGGCTTGTTCATCCGACGACAATTCATTGTCAAACTTGGTCCGCTTTACCAAAACAGTCAATTCATCTTCTGTAGGTACTATGCCTGGACTTTTTGTTACTAATTCTTCGGTGACATCTTGCAATTCCAATTTTTCCAAAATACGTTTTCTATCTGTAATAGATAGTTTGTTTTGTGCTTCTTGGCTTTCTGCTTGGCTTTCTGTTGCTTTCAATTTACGCCTATCGATGATTTTTATAGGTTTAACTTCACTTTCTTTCGGTTCTCCTTCTTTACAAAAAAATACACATACTCTATCTTTTTTTTTAGCTGGATTTTTTGATTCCAACTGTTCTAATTGAAAATCCATGTTTATATTATTTGTATATTATTTGCACATATTTCTTTAGGGAAAACATACGACTAAAATTAGAATTATCTTATATTTATATATAATGAAAACTAAAAACGAAAATAAGAGAACTCGAAAAATATACAAGGACGAAAAAAAAGGAGGTATATTTGGTTTTTTGACAACAAAAAAACAAAATAAATTGAACTATCCCAATGTATCTTTGAATTACAATGGCAAAAATATACTATGTGATGTATGTCAAAATGATTCTTTTTACAAGATGGATACATCTGTTGACCGATCCAAAACGGCCACCATTATTTTAGGCGACTACGGCGATATTGTAAGTCATCCTCTGAAAATGTATGTATGTATAAATTGTCTCAATTGCAAATTTGTATACACATCAACAAGATGGAATGATTTACAAGATAAAATAATGGAAACAGTCGTAGCACCGGTAACAACACAACCAACCCAACCACAACCACAACCACAACAACCACAAGAACAACCAAGAACAAGATTATAAATACACCCAACTTTTCAAATTCGGCGAATCATAATAAAACATATAAGGACCACCGCGCACTTGATATCGTCCATCTTCCCACGTCACTCCCGTCCCACCATTTTCCACACAATATTTCATCGCAGATTTCAAATCATTTGCATGTCCCGGATTCAAAGGGTCATATCCCGGCAAATAATCAGTTATATAATATTTATCCATCTTGGTACTGAACCTCGATTTATTTTGCACTTTTTGCAAATTGAGTCGCAAATTAGCGTCTGAATCGTCTTTTTTAATCAAATCATAACCTTTTTCTGATAATACTACCAACATGTCATTAATAATGGTTTCATCAGTTAAAACATTGCATTCAAAAAAAAGTTCGAATGGCAATCTATGATTATCGTTCTCTATATCTTGCAAATATTTGTCCAAAATAATGCAATCATGTCCTTCTGTATCAATTTTGAGTAAATACATTTGTTGAATACCTTGTTCGCCCAATAGTTGGAAAAGCGTTTTTTTTTCGACAATGTAATGATTAATGAAATCTCGTGGTAAAAGTCCGCGTTCTCTAATAATACGATCCACAGTTGGATGGTGCGCATCTATTGAATTACATCCTCTAAACCAATCCGGGAAATTGTATTTTTCAATGATTTCAGGATCCACAAAATAAATAGTGCATTTTCCGTTTTCATCGCTGATTGCGCAATTTATTTTTTTTACACCCGTTTTATTCGGTAATTTATCCAAGTAGAATTGAATGGGTTCAACACACAATCCAGTAGAAACATGGTTTCTTAATGTGGCGACATCGAAATCGCATGTACCAATTTCAACACAATCAATCATCGAATATAAAAATAAATATACAAAATATTTTTATATATTACGCTCAAAACATTTTTTTCCATACTTCAAAAAAATTATTGTAACATGGTCCCCATCCTCCAGATTCAATGTAGTGCAAAATAAAATTGTTTTCCAACAACACTTTATCGATATACATTTTGTGTGATATATCATGATAATCATTTTCCATGATTATTAAATTTATATTATTCAATATTTCAGGCATATCCATCAAAATGTAATAAAATGCTCCTTCACAATCCAATACCAATGTATCAAATTCTATGTTATATTTATTTTTCAAATCATCTATTGTGATAGTATTGACCCATTCATAGCCTTCTTGTAAAGTATCACTTGGTTTAGTGTCCCAACCTCTTTGAATTAATTTTCTCTTTGACAATGCCGAATTTTCCACATGAAAATTACAATTATTGGAATCTTTATTTTCAATCAACTGTTTCGCGATATTTGCATCACTTTCTAATGTAACAAGTTTACTATCATCATGTAAAATATGAGATATAATCAATGAATTTCTTCCTATATTTCCACCGATTTCCAAAACTTTTTCGTTTCCGGTCAAAAATCGAACTGCCATTTTTTGTTCAGGTAACTCGTCATCAAAAGTTCCATACTTCAAATTCAATCTAAATTGTATATCTTTCAATTTATTATTTGTAGACATTATAATGTTATTTTCATTCGTAGTGGTTATTGTATTGTTTATTAGATTTATCTTTATTTCAGTAGAATCGTCAAACTCTATTATCAAATTATTATCATCATTTGATATGATTATTATTTTTGTAATTCCATAAAAAGGATCTGTAAAATAATTTGCTCTATTGTAATCCCCCGACGGAATAGTAATAATATTATTTTGTTTTAGTCTTGTTAAACAAACATCTGTAACATCAATCGAATTACTATAACTTTGTCCATAATATATTTTCATTATATTTTTCATTTATATTTTATTTTATTCAACCATACCTACAGTTTCCTCATTGCTAAAAGAAATAATTCATGTTTATTCATATAAAATTTCAGTATTTAGATAATTGCTTGATTGCTTCGTCGCATGCAATTTGCTCCGCTTTTTTTTTGATTTTATGCTTACCTTCACCCATAAAAAGAAACACGCGACTATTAAGCGACATATGTTGATGTATTTCTGCAAAAGAACGGAATTTTTTTATTGGAACGGAATCGAAATGTGTGAGACCAAATACAGGTTGACCTAGACATAAATATACGCCCATATGAAATCCTATATCGGAATTGTGTTCTTTGCACTCCATATAATGCGGTGTCACTTTGAATTCTTTCTGAATTCGCACCTGCAAAATATTCTTGTAATTGTCGTCATTTTGAATCAAATTCATCCAATCCACATGTTTTTCAAAGACATTTTCCACAAAAATTTGGACCATTTGAAATCCAGGACCGGATAAAAAAACAGGATCGTTTACTTGCAACTTATTGAAATCGAGAAACATGGCACCGATAAAAGATTCAAAAAGACATCCCAATTTTTTGAGATTGGTTCTTGTCTGTTTGGCCTCTGTATGTTTAGACATAATGAACCATTTATGAAGCCCGATTTCCAGGGCCAATTTTCCGATTGCCTCATTTTTCACCAACGCAATTTTCTTTTCCGTCATGAATCCTTCTTGTTCTTTAGGAAATCGACGGTACAAATAGAATTTAGTAATACATTCGAGAACACCGTCACCTACAAATTCCAGTCTTTCATTTGATTTAGTATTTAGCGCAAGACAATTCGCCGGTTTTTCAGCAATTGTAATATTGTTTTGCTCATTTTCAACATGCGGTTTTCTCAAATAAGAACGATGAATAAAAGCACGTTTGTACAAATTGAAATTTGTTATTTGTAAATCAATTCCATATTTACGCAATATTTGTTCTACTTCTGATTTAGTAATTTCGCGATTTAGCGGATTGTATGGATCGAATATGTATGACTCGGTTCCATTTTCGTTTTTCTTCAAATAAATGTCTTCCTCGTTATAAACAGTATAATTCGTGTTGGTATTGGTGTTGGTGTTCATTTTATTCAAATTAATAAAATGAAAGACGACTTACAATATTTACATCAAAGTTTTTAAATCATTTATTTTATTAATTGGAATGCCAACAGAAAAATATTTAGTCATTATATATTATTCAAATGCCTGCTATGTTTTCTAGAGCTAATCGCTATCAAATGGGGTCTAATGCCCGTACAGATATTAATCAAGGAGGAGGAGATAAGAAAGCTGGGTTTCCTTATATTATCGGTCGTGGATGGAGAACCAATATCGCATTCGGAAATAATGTCGCCAATGGTCGCTGCACAGGATTGAAATCATATCAGACATTGTGCTTTACTAGCCCGGTTCATATGTCTCGTCCTACCGGTTCTGTCAATACTGGAAGTACGTACTGGCGCATCGCTTAATTGTTGTCGTTGGTTTTACGTTTCAAGTTATATTGTAAAATAAAAACAATATTATTTGTTTTTATTTATTTTTCTTTACAAAAAAGCCAAATTATTCATAATCTCGAATTTCAATACCAACAGGAAATCTTGGAATACCGTCTCCAGACTTTTCCTGATATTTTACTGTAAGCATTTTCCCTGTATAATTATTTTGCATCATTTTTTTACGCGATTCGATTGTGCCTTGCATTGTCGCCTTGAATGTTTTTTCGCAATTTACGTTTGATTTGCATACAAATATTGGCGTTCCTGCATGAGAACCAGTGCCTTCATTTACACCGACAATTTCGAATTCTTCGTCGAAAAACTTCTTATATTTTTGCAGATCTTTTGAACGATTTTGTTGTTTGTATACCGAATTTATTTTGCGAATCATGACACCTTCGTATGATTGCCCGGTATAATCTGCATGTAGTTGTTCGATTTCTTGGCTTGAATTCGCCATTTTCGTTTCAACAAATACAATTTGAGAACCTACGTTTTTTATTTTCGACAAAAGCTCATTACGTTTATGAAAACTTGCACCAAGATCATTCAACAACAAACAATCATATATGTGATATTGTAATTGCGATGCATTTGAATGATTGGATTTGCGGACCATGCTAGTAATTTCGTTGAATGGCATTCCGTGTATATAAAGTTCTCCGTCCAATACAATATTTTCTAAATTTTCCATGGAAAAAATCGGCGTCAAAACCGGTTCCAAATGACCCACTTTATCGAAAATAGTATTTTGTCTTGACTGAAATACCAATGCACCGTTTTTCATATAAACAAGACAACGAATACCGTCCAATTTGGGTTGAACAAACACAGGAAACGCAGCGAATGTAGAAATGTCAAATTCAGTTGCCAACATAGGTTTAATACCAACAGATTCTGTTGGTAGTATTTTTTCGAGGTTCTCTTTTTCTTTTACATTTTTTTCCTCTTTTGGAAAATATCCTTGTTTTGTTTTTTTTTTCCATTCGCGTTCTGCTTCCAAAATCGCTTGTTGTTTTGGACTAGTCTCGTTTTTTTTGCCTATATTTTTGCCTTCTGTAATTGTCGTTTCATGAATGATCATTTTTCCGCCGACAATGCCATGTGAAGTTTGTATTACATATATTGGAGTTTGTTCTAATACGCAAATAGACCATTCTTTTTCTCTCTGTGTTCCAATAGTTGTATTGTAGAGAGTATTTAATGAGAATACATTCATTCTTTCATATAAGATAGAATGAATATTTATGTGATTTATTGGTTTTATTAGCTTTA